ATGTGCGCGGTCAGGTGCTGCTCATGCGCCGCCAGGGCCTTGCTCACGGCCTCCTGGATGAGCACCTGCACCCGGTCTTCGGTGATGCCACCCTTGCGCCGCTCAGGGCCGATGTAGTCCGTCATCGCTCAGCCTCGCGTGCTTCGACTTCCAGAAGTGTAAAGTTAGTCGGCCTTTTCAGTCCATGCTGAAAGATATATCTGTCGTGCGCAATGGCGGCTTCGATTGGGTCTCGGTGGTGGCCAAGATGGATGATCTTGCCATTGTAAGTAAGCCGCGCAAGCCATGTTCCTGGACGGCCATGCTTTGCGCTTACGCCGCGATACCCGCTCTTGTTCGTCTCCGTCAGAACCTGAACGTTCTCTCTTTGCTGCTTCAAGGTCGCCCAACGGCAGTTTTCAGGACAGTACCCCTTGTCAACATCTATTCTGTCAATCGACAATTTGTCTGAGTATCCCGAAGAGAGTGCCCACTCATGAAACTTGATGGGGTCTTTCCATTCATCGCATACGCCTATGCCTCGCCCAGCATAGTTCTTGACCGAGCTTCGAGTGCTTCTGTAAACCATGCTTTTCCATATGCTGTAGAGACGGGTTCCAGACAGCTCATGCGTGCGTTTATTCCGCGTTAACTTTGCCGAACAAGCGTGGCACCTAATGCTTTTGCCGATCATCAGCGCCGATTTACGAACCGTGTCCTCTCGGCCACAGTCACAGCGGCAGATGTACGTATACCCTCTGGAGTTGTCACGACCAGCTAGTCGCACGACAACTCTTTGACCAAATCTACGCCCGACCATCTGGTCGATCTCCACGCTCTGCATCCAAAGCCTCTCTTTCCATTGGGTGCTTTGGACTATAACCGAATTTGAGCAAATACCAGAGGTACATGACGTAAAACTTCACCACACCCATGCGCTGCGCCTGTTGCCAGTGCGCCTGCTCATGCCTGACGAGCGCCGCCTCGTTGATGCGCTCGGCCAGGATGAAGATGCCCCACGGCGGCAGCGTGATGCCGCCGAAACCGAAGATTCGCAGGAACCAGCGGATGACGTGGGGCGCGGGGCTGGGGGTCATTACAGGTTGCCTTCACTAACCTATGTTTCCAGTGCTCCAGCAACTGTGCAGTACCACTTTCGGATGCGCTGCTGAAATATGGAAATCGTGGCTTTGCTTATAATCCGTTGTTCACCAAATAGTCCCACTCGGACTGCGCAGGCGTGTTACCGCCGGTGCCGGTGAGTATCGTAAAACTGCCAGCAGTCTGGGTAATGTAATAACCAATGCTGTGCATAATGACCCCGGCATCCGCATCGCGTGGCGTTATGTGAATGAACGATCTGGTGGTAATGTTTGGGTCACTTATCGTAATGCTGGATGTGCCACTGGTCCATGAGAACGACCCACGTCCGTGCTGAATCCCAATCAACGTCACCGCGTCCTTGTTGATTGATCCGATGCGCAGGTCGCTGTTTGTTCCAAGATTGCTTGCGATCTCAACATCGTTGGTCGTGTGCCCAGTCGAATTAAGCGAATCAATCGTGACGTTTTTAGTCGAAGCGTCGTAAGAGTAAACAAACCCCTTACCACCCGACGCGTTGCCTTTTAGCCGTATTGAGCCGATGTGCAGACCGTCGTTCAGACTTACGATGCAATCCGACTGCGCGGTCGTTGTGTCTTTGACCACCAGTGAGCCAACAGAACAGTTGAAGTTTCCCTGCGTAAACGATGTCGCCTGCGAACTTTGCAGGTGGCCCGAGACAACTACCTGCCCAACTCCGCATTCGGAAGATATGAGCATTGCAAAACTTGGCGAGGATTCGTCTGTCATCAACGTGCCGTTGGCAATCCAGATGCCGACGTTGGTTCGCACGCTTTCCTGAATCTTGCCGCCGCCGCATTGCACGCTATTGACCGTCACGTTGACTGTGTTGGCCTCAGTGACAAAAGCGCCGTTTGTGCGGATCGAGTTGACGTGGCCCCGCAGGCATTGACCAGTTGACGAAGATTGCGAACCGAATCGTACGCGGGCTTCCCATCCAGGGGTGGTGCTTCGGTCCACTTCAATTTCATCAATGAACCAGTCCTTAACGCACCACATCATCACCGCATAGCTTGCAGGAGCCAGCACCTTGATTCGATAGGCGCAAAAGCGGTCAACTTCGTTACCGCTGCTGCTGCCGTTCTCCACCGTCAGGCCGCGCCAGTAAGCATTGAGGATGGTGACGGTACCTAGAATTTTGCAATTTGCCCCAGAGACGTGTAGCGCGGCAGTGAGTACCGACGTCGGGAAACTGCCGGCGTTGTTGTTAGCCTTGTTGCCGTTAACCTCAAAGTCTCCGATGATGGTGCAGTTGCTGCCGGTGATCGCCAAAACCGAGGGGCCACTGGTCGCCCCGCCAACAACAGTCCCGTTGGGTAATTTGAAAACGACTCCGCTCTGCATCCACAGCGTCTTGCCCGTACCGCTGATCGTCAGGTTGTCGTAGGTTCCAGGGCTCACAACAACATAATCGCTGGCGGCCAGAGCCTGCGTTAGTGCGGTGGCGTTTTGCGAGGTGGTACTTGCGCCGGTCACACCAAAGTCGGCGGTTGTCACCCAATCCCGCATCTTGGCCTGCGCCGTGCGCGTGACTGCGCCGGTGCCGGCTTGGATGAACGTCACCAGATCAGCACTCAGCCTCTCCGTAGCCGCCGGCGCCGAATACACCACGCTGCCGTTCTTGTTCTGCACCTGGATCGAGTAATCGCTGTTGACGTACAGCCTGGCCGGCGTGCCCGCGTTCGACGGATACCCGTTCAGCGTGCGCACAGGCTGGGCCGCAGTCACTGTGAGCGCCGCGTCCCAATAGGCCGCGATCGGGTTCGTGATCGGGTTCTGGTTCGCCGTGCCAATCCAGATGTAGCCGTTTTCCAGCGGCTGGCCGTCCGTGTCGGTGAAGATGGGGAACGGGGGCTGGATGCTGAGGGCGGGCATGGGGGCTCCTGGGGTTAGTCTGCGGCGGCGCTTTGCAGCGCCTCGGATTGTGTCTGGATGACGGACATCAGCCGCTTGGCAAGCGCGGCCTGTTCTGCGCTGCCTGGTGCTGTGCGGCCAAGCTGGATCATCAGGTTGCGAACGGGCGCGGATTCGTAGAGCCTGGCCGTGGCGCCGATGCCTCCAGCGGTGGCAATCGTTGCGCCCATCGTGCCCAGCATCTCGGCCAGCACGCCGCCAGCCACGAAGGGCACGGCCTCTTGGCCCGTTGCGGTGGCAACGCCAGCCTCGCCGGCCCTGCGCGTGAGCGTCAGGGCGCGAGAAAGGCCTTCGACCTGCTTCAGATCGTCGCCACGGAAGAACACGCCGATCTGCGGCTTCAGCCGCTTGATCTCAGCGTTGAACTTCTCGGGGCTGAACATGCGAGTTCCGTCCTCAAGCTGGTAGTAGGACTTCTCGGCAGCGCGCGACAAGATGGCCGTTCTGGCGTTTGCTTGTCCTGCTGGCGTCAGGCTCTTGTAAAGCTGGCCTACCTCGCTTGGTTTTTTGCTGAACAGCAAACGATCCACCACTTCAGGCGTGACATCACCAGAGCGCAGCACAGACTTCAGCGCGTTCATGTCAAGCTCGCCGGCCAGGTCAGACAGCCGCTTGTCTGCCAGTTTCCATTTCGTCACATCCCGGCGCTGGCCGGTGGCCGTGATGAAAGCCTCCATGTCTTGCTTGAGGGGGCCGTAGATGTCTGACAGGGCCTTTTCTCCCGTGCCACGAATGGAAGACAAGTCGGGGGACTTGAAAGACTCACCGATTTGTTTGCGTATCTTCTCGATGTTGTTTAGGCCCTGCCCCTGAATGCTGGCCTTCCAATCCTGCAACACGTTGATGATGGGTTCGTACTGCTGCAACCGGGTGGCCTGAAGTTCTGCCACCTTCGCATCAATGGCTTGAGTGGCCGATGGCACCGGCACAGGACCGGCGGCATCTAGTCTCTTGATGACCTCTTTTTTCAGGTCTGTGTATTTCGTCAGATCGGCCGCCCGCTTGTTGGCCAGGTCGCGCATCACGTCATCGCTGACGTTCGCCACATCTTCGGCGCCATACTGCCGCAGCAGATCGCGCGTGGCTTCAATCCTGGACCGCTGTTGTGCAGCGCGCACAGGCCCCGTTCCGACCAGTGGGATGCGTTCACCCACCCGCTGGCCCGCCTTGCCCATGAATGTCTCGGGCGGCATCACATCAGACGTCAGCACGGGAATTCCGCGCTGGGTGGCCTCTTCCACCGTACCAGCGATGGCGGGCATAGGCACGCGCCGTGGCACTGCGGCAGCGCCAGCCACGCCCCCACCCAGACTAGCGCCGATCTGCCCTAGAGGCCCAGCTCCTGCTTCCTGCGCCGCCTGGCCTGCTAGGCCTGCGCCTGCGCCACCAGCAACTTGCGTGGCCGGTTGAGTTGCCAGCATGCGGCCCACTTCACGCGTCACCGGGGACGTTTGTCCCGCCAGGGTTTGAACTGTGCGTCCCAGCGCGGCCATGCCTCCAGCGCCCGCAGCGCCTGCGGATGTGGCCTGAACGATGCGCTCCGCCTCGGTCTTCGGTTGCGCTACGCCGATGCGCGTCAGCAGGTCTTCCATGGCCTGCGTCGGCATCGTGTACTTGGTGCCCAGCATCCGGTTGACGGTGCCAACGATGGGGTCGCCAATCAACGGAGCCAGCACCCCTGCCGCGCCGCCGGCAAGTGCACCAGGCGGTCCAGCAACAAGTCCGCCAACTGTTGCACCAGCCAACGGCAGCGCCGCGCCGCGAGTGATGGCACCAACTACGCCAGCGGTCGTCGTCTCTGGCTTTGCCGGCTCCACAGCCTGCGCACCACCAGCTGCCCGAATCTGAGCGACACGCGCCTTCAGTTCTGGAGCATCCGGTGCAACATCGTCGGGGATGTTCTGAATCGTGATGCCGTCTTTGGTGGTGATGGAGTACGGCATATCAGAAGTCCACCGTCACGTTGCGCTGACCAGCAGCTGGTTGAGCTCCAGTTCGCGGCGGAGGCGCAGCCGGCTTTTGCTGCCCAGGAGTCGTGGGCATTACTTCCGCTGGTGTGTAGAAGATATTGGCCGTGTTCAGTCCGTAGCCCTTGGCAATGCGCTCGATGCCTTGGCGAACCTGGCCCTCTTGCGTCTGTGCCGTTTCGTACAGCTTGCCGGCTTGACCCTTAAACGATGAACGCTGCGAAGGAGAAAGCCGTTGCCCGCTAACGACGCGGTTGTAGATGTTCTGGATTCGCTCAGGCACGCCTGCCGCGTTCTGTGCCGTGGCGAATTCGCCCTCGCGCACCACAGAGCCAGGGTCCAGCATCTTCATGTAGCCGAAGATCAGGGACAGGTCGCCGACGGCAGTATCCTCAGACGCCAGGACGCGGCCATAGGCCGACTTGACCTCTTGGTATCCCTTGGTCTGGTCGCTGTACTCCCTGCGGAACTTGCTCTCAGCCTCTGGGCGCTTGTCCGCCGGGATGATGCCAGCAGACAACTGATCGGCTTCTGCGCGGGCCCGAATGGCATCTGCCCCGGACTTTGCTGCCGCAGCATCAGACGCACGGCGTGCTGCCTTGGCCTGCTCAATCTGTGCGTTCGTCAGGTTCAGCGCAGTGCCAAGCCTTTTTGGTGCGAACTTGGCCTCTGCCTCTTTGAGGATGGCATCAGCGGTTTCCTGGCGCAACTTGAACGGCTCCAACGACCGCGCCCTGCGCTCGTCTCGCGTCTTCTGCCATGCCTCCAAGGCCTCCTTGCCACCGGGTAGCCCGCTGATGGTCGTGCCGGCCACGAAGATGCCGTTTACCGGGTCAAGCTCGGCCAGCTTTGCCACATCCCCCCACGCCTTCGCCATCGCGGGGTCGCCCTCTGCAGATGCGCGCTCGCGCAGCATGTCAATGCCGATTTGCGGGCTTGCACTGTCCAGCGCGGCCATGACACGCATGCCGAAGGCTAGCGAGTTCTGCTGCTGGTCCTTGCTCATGCCCTCCCAAATCTTCCCAGCGGCCTCGGATTGGTCTTTCGGGGCGATGAGCCGCAGTTGGTCAAAGTCCGCTTGCGTTGCGGTCTTGTCGCGGATCTTCTGAATCAGGCCCGATGTGGCCGCCGCAAGGTTCTGCTGCGCCGCAATCTTGGCCTGAATTTCCTGCTCTTGCGCGGCCTTCAGGGCCATAGCCTGCTGCTGCGTCGCAGCCTGCATGGCCTGCTGCTCCCGCGCAGCCTCCATCTGCTGGACTGACGCCCCGAGCTTCAAGCCCTGCAGCACCCCAGCAAACGGGTCTGCCTGGGGGATCATGTAGTTGATCGGTTGGACCATGGTGCTACCTCAAGGACCGGGCATGACCGCGTAGGACGGCAGGCCGCTGATTACACCGGGTTGAATGGGCGTGCCACCGAACAGACTACCGAAAATGTCCTTTCCGGTCTGCAACTGATACCCGCCTAACATCCCCGGCATCTGAGCAAACTGACCAAACGCAGCGCCACGCCCCAGCGCCCCGCCGGCCTGCGCTGCACCCTGCTGTTGCAGCAGGTTGCCCACGTTCACGCCAGTTTGCATGCCCGCCGCACCCACGCGAGCCGCAGACTGCTGGCCCAGCGATGTCAGGCCGCCGAGCCGGCTGTACTGCTGCTCCAGCGCCTGCTGGAGCATCTGCGGGCGGAACTGCGCCAGCGCGGCCTGCACGTTGCCGCCACGCAGCCCACCAGTGGCCGATGCACGCTGCAGGATCGCCTCCTCTCCCTGACGGGTCAGCGCCTGAAACAGCGGGCTCTGCTCGATGCCCGCGATGGCCTGCTGCTGCGCCTCTGCGCCACCCAGGCCGATGAGGTTCTGCATGCCCTGCAACGCTGGTTGTCCGGCCTGCGTGTACGGTGCCAGCAGCTTCTGCATCTCGTCGAATTGACGCCGCTGCTCCTCAATCCCCATCTCGGCGGCTTGCGTCTGTGCGCCAGCGGCCTTGCTGGCTGCACGGGACTGCGTGATCGATCCGAGGACGGAACTCCCGGCAATCGCGACTACGGGATTAGGCATCGCTGCCTCCTTTTTTGAACTCTGAAAGGTAGTCGTCCAGCTTCTCGCCGTACAGCCCCAGCACCTTGTGAGCCACCGACGCCGCCGCCACAGGGCCGTGGCACAGACGCACGGCGGCCAGCACCAGTTCGTAGTAGCCGGCCCGCCAGACGTAGGATTGAGCCGATGCGTTGCCTTCGCGCTCCACGCGGTCAGAGGCTTGCCACTTCAGCACCATCATGCCCACCAGAGGCACCAGTTCGGCCACATGGCGCGAGAAAAACGTGTTCTGCGGCATGGCCACCAAGACGTTCCAGATCGTCGCGTCCAGCGCCTCGCGCCTGACAGAATCGTCGTCGGCGTAGTCGTCGAACGTCTGGATGCTCTGCCAGAGCATCAGCAGCCACTCCGCAGCGTCGGCGGGCAGCATCAGCGAGTCGAAATGCGTGCGCAGGCTGTAACTCATGGCGTCCTCAGAGGCTGCCGGAAGCCATGAACTCGGCGCGTGCATCATACCCGTCAGGTGATTTCGCGTCCAGACACCCGCAGCGTCAGCGCCGTGGCGTTGCTGGCGATGGTGGAGATGAACCCGCCCGACTCCAGCGCCTGGCCCACCAGTTCCTGGCACAAATAGGTCTCACCCGGCGCCACGGTGCGGTCGTCAATGACGAGGTTCGAGTTACCAGCCGAGCCGCCCAAGGTGACGAGGTTGACGGAGAACGTGCGGTTCACCGTGTCGGTGTTCGTCACCGTGGCCTTGTCGATGATGGCCTTGGCGTTGGTGGCGGTGTATTGCGTGGTCTGCGTGGCCTCCAGTTGCTTGGAAGGGACGAGGACGCGGACTGTTACGGTCATTGGAACCCCTGGATGTTGTTGGACACGGTGACGATGATGGACGGAATGCCAGGATGCGGAGCGGCGGCGGGCACAGCCAGCAGTTCAACCGACAGGTCAGTTACTGAAAACATGATCTCGACGTAATCGCCGGCCTTGAGGCTGAAGAAGTAATTGAGCGCCGAGAAAATCTCGGCGTTGTTGTTCTGGATTCTGATCTGACTGGCCGAGTCCGTAACGTCCGCTCCATTCTTGCGAAACCAGATGTAGAACTCGGCGGTGCCGCCACTCGTCTTGTCAAGTTGTATGGACAGTTGCAGGTTGTAAATGCCGTCCGTATCCACGTTGATGCGCGACTGCGGGGAACCGCTCAGGAACACGCCGGATGACAGGTCCGTGGTGTTCAGCGTTACTTCCTTGGCCGTGTTGATGGTCGTCGCGGTTTGCGTGGCGGTGCTGTAAAAAGACCCGTAGCGCGACCGTTTGAACTCACGCGGGGGTGGCGCAGTGGTCAGCAGTTCCAGCGCCGTGCGCATCTGCTCAACGGCGTCCAGCGCCTGCTGCGCCTTGGCCTCGGCTTGCAGCGCGGTGTCCTGCGCCAGTGTGGTCACAGCGTCCAGCGCCTCGGTGGCCTTCTGATCGGCAGTGCCCGCAGCGATGGCCAGATCCACCAGCGTGGTGGGCTCCAGTTCGCGCACGTTTGAGAACAGGCGCTCGAACTGCCGCACCTGTTCATGGTCTTGCAGGAACGACGCGAGTTGATCCCGCGTGAGGTTGAGTTTGGACGCGGCCATCAGTACGCCAGCGCCTCGATCTGCGCCTCCAGGCGGGCGAACGACAGGTGCGCCTGACTGTCACCCCGAAACCGCTGCATACGCCAGTGGCGCATGGATCCCTGCCGTAGCCACACCAGGCGTTTCGTGCGGTTGCCGATGGCCCCGGCGCGGATGTAGTGATCCTGGCCCCAGGCCGAGCCATCGAGGGAGTAGCTGGTGCTGATCTGCGGGTCCAGCCCCAGCGCCACGCGGCCCGTGAGCGCCACCAGTTCCAGTTCGTGGAACAGGGCGCCGCTGCCGGCGTTGTAGACGATGATCGTGCCGAACTCCCAGCGCACCGTCTGGCCCCAATGGTCGCTGCGCGTGTCCACGAAGTGCCCGATGGCCGATGACGACGGGTCACCGATACACCATTGGTTATAGGCCCAGACGAAGTTGCGCGCCCGGTACTGCGCGAAGCCCGTGAGCGTGGTGGTCAGGGTCGTCCAGATCGGCTGGTTCAGAGCCTGCGTGGCAGCGAGGTCGAACACCACCGTGCGGTCTGGCAGATGGACGTACAGAAGCTGGTGGTTCTTGTCGTTGCGGGCCTCCAGCTTCACCCGCGCCAGTTGCGACTCGGTATAGGTCAGCAATAGGCGGTCAATCTCGTCGGTGCTGATCTTCTGCGCCGTGGCGTTCGCGCCCATGTAGACGCCGGGCGCCTCGTTGCGTCCGCTGCCCAGAAACGCGATCATCTCGTTGAAGACGCAGCAGGCAAACGTGCCGATGGCGCCCTTCTGGATCTGCGCGCCGTCGATGCGCCCGAAGGGGAACAGATCGCCGCCTACGTTGTCGAACACCTCGATGGTGTGCCGGTTCAGCGCATAGACCTCGTTGCGCAGCTTCAGCAGGGCCACCACGGGGTCAGGGTCCACCTCGGATGAACCGTACTTCAGGGGGTTCACCTGCGTCGGGTCGCTCAACTCGGTGACCACCAAGAACTCGCCGTCCGTCACCATGAAATAGCCGTCAACCCACACCACATCGACCAGCACCGTGCCCAGGTCCGGGTCCGTCACCTGCGTGAGCGTGGCGCCGTTCCAGTAGTACAACCGTCCACCGGACACGATGGCCAGGCGGTCGAACGAGTAGTCGAACGCGACCAGTTCATCCACGGGGCCGCCCACATCGCCCAATTCGGTGACGGCGCCATTGCTGGCGATGCTCACCAGCTTGGTGCCCATCACCCGGTAGAGCGTGTTGCGCCACTCGATGCCGCCACGGTCAGTGCCTGGGCCGGTGCCATCGCTCACGATCCCGTCAGCCGGCCGCAGGTAGGCATCGCTGATGCCGCTGCCCTTGGGCGTGACGAAGAAGTTAACCGGGTAGGCCGTGCGCAGGTCAGGGCCGTTGTCTGTGTAGATGCCGCTGACGATGGGGATTGCGGCCATGTCAGCAGTTCCACGCCTTCAGGGCCAGCGCCTTGCGGGTAGGCTTGCCCTTCTCGTCCTTCATCGGCCCAGGCATCCCGCCCATGCGAGCGCAGAACGACTTGCGCCGTGCGGCGTCCTTCTCGGTTTTCGGGTTCGGCGCGGGGGGCTTCAGGTTCATGCCTTGGGCCTTGGCAGAGGCGCGTCCCTTGGCATTCAGGCCGCCCTTGGGGTTCTGGCCTTCCTTGCGCGTCCAGGCGGGTGTCTTAGACATCATGCCTCAAATCGTCACGTTGCCGCTGGGCATCGGCGCCGGCGCGGGGCCAGGAGCGGGGCCAGGAGCGGGACCAGGATTAGGTGGCAACTGATAGTCAACCCACTGCGTTTCACTCTGGCTCCACTTCCACACATAGCCCTCGACCGGCGCGGGCTCCACAGGCCGCACCACCCACCCTGGCGGGCACCACCAGACCGTTTCCTCACCGGGTCCAGGCACAGGAGGCTCAGGCACTTCTACCCAGCCGGGTGTGCCGTCCGTCTCAGGCTTCGGAATAGAGCCGTTCTTGCTGTAGAGCGTCATAGCGTCGGGAAGGCTGCGGTGGGTGCGGTGAAGTTAGCCGTGTAGCGGGCATAACCGTTGGTGATGCGGAGGTCTTGGATGTAGCCGTTTAAGTAGTAGCCCGTAATAGAGTCAGCGACTGTTGACCTTCCGCCGCCAATTGACAGAAAAGAAGCGGCATTGATTGCTGCGCTCGTAGAAGCCGTATTAGCGTCCAAAGCCCCATTAATGAACAAACGAATTGTTCCCGATGACCTTGCTACTGCCACATGCGCCCATTGATTTTTATGGATGCTTGTTGCAGAAGTTACACGTACTGATGTTCCATATATAAAATCCAGTTTGTCAGAGGCATTTATGTCTAGCAAATACGCAGAAAGGCTATCTGTGTTTCTAGTATCAAATAGCGCTTGTATGGCACTTGTTGAATAATAAACCCAGCACTCAATTGTAAAATCGCCGCCAAACGAATACGCAGCATTTCTTGGAAGAGCAATGGCGTCCCCCGTCCCATCAAACGACATGCTGGTCGGAGACCACTTCGCCTGCGTGGTGCTGACCTGAGCATTGCCCACGGTCTGACCATTGTTGATCGTGGCCGCATCAAAGATGCCTGCGTTGGTGAAGTTCAGCAACACCGTACCGCCCGTAATTGGAGACGCGGGGACAGAAATGCTTTCTGCCGTGCCTACCGTGTACTTCAGATTGGAGATGTAGCCGTTGAACGCGTTTGCGTTGGACCGATCCGCGCCGATGTTCAGCGCGTCTGTTTGGCTAAAATCTGTGCTGCTGGTGCCTGTGGCGCTGTCCACCGCGTTGATATACAGCTTTAGCCCGTTGGCCCCCGTGCCGGTTCTGACGACGGCCACATGCGCCCACGTTGACGCCGGGATGGTTGTAGTGGTGTCGATGTTGGTTGTCGTGTCTGTAAATCGCAGCACGTTCGTCGAAGTGATTTGCAACACCCAACCAGTAGACGCCCCGCCCTTGGCCGCAATAGTGTGCGTGGCTCCTGCTGCGCCTCGGTAGACCCACCCCTGAATGGTGAACGCGCCCGTGCCAAAGCGGATGGTGGCCGAGTCCGCAATGCTCAGGTAATCCCCCGTCCCATCAAAATACCCACTGCCCCCATACGAGGCCGTGCTGTAAGACGCTGGCGGGTTGAACGGCGCGAACTTGCTGATGCGCGTGTCACCATTCACCGTGATGGCAAAGGCGTTGGTGCTGTTGTCTTTGAAGCGGTTGTCCTGCAAGCACAGCAGGGAGGTGTTTGTGATGGCCGTCAGCGGGGTGGTCGGCGGGGTGAACGCTGCGGTGTAGACGGCAGTGCCTTTGACGATGCGCAGGTTGCTGATGTAGCCGGCAAAATCGTTTTGCCCCAACGTAAAGCCCGTTGCCCCAATAGCCGGTCTATTTGTGCCTTGAGTAAAATTGGTGCTGTTTGTTTGTGTGTCTTCTAAAGCGCCATTAAAAAACATTCTCATGGTAGTGCTTTGTCGTGTAATGGCGATATGCGCCCACGCCCCCGCAACTACTGTAGAAGTGCTTGCAACAAAATAAACTAAGCTTCCTGATACTATGGCCCCAAATTTGGCTTTGTTATCCGTTTCAATCTGAAACAGCATTTGATTGTCAACGGCGGCGGACCTTGAATCCATGACGCATCTAGTGACGCCCAAAGAACTCAAATTTACCCAACATTCAACAGTAAAATCAGAAGTACCAAAGTCTGCAATAGTTGTGGAAGTTGGAGTTAAATAGTCATCAGTCCCATCAAAGAACCCGCTCCAGTACCCGCTGGGCATGTACGGGTTGAACGACCCCTGCGTGGTGTCGCCGTTGCGGGTGACGGTGAAGTTGTTGGTGCTGCTGTCGAGGAACGTGTTGTTCTGAGCGCCGTTCGTTGCGCTGGTGTTC